TGCACGTCGGTGTCGCACCTAGCTGCTGCGATGGGTATTGAGACGTGGGTCGCCCAGCCGATCATGCCGTACTACCTGTACGCAAGGCCGGGAGACAAGACTGCATTTTATGATACGATGCGTCTGTATAGGCAGGAAGTCTTTGCTGACTGGGTTGCCCCGTTCGAAGCTATGCGTCGTGATTTGAAGCAAGAGGAAGTTTCCCATGCCAATGTGGGTTAAGGTTTCTAACGATGTCGTCGTTCAGTGCTGGGACACGCCACCCCCTGCTGGCGACGAAGGTTGGCGCGACGCTATTGAGGTTCGCCCTGCCGTTACGCAATATCACGAGGTCTACGGCCAGCACTATTTCGACCTGACAAAGACGCCCGTTGAGATCGTCTGGCCGATTGAGGCTGTCTTGATTGAGGACCGCAAAGCTGACATGCTGGCTTATGCCAAGCTGTTGTCTGAAAATGGCGAACCCGGCACCAACGAGGCGGACTTCGATCCGGTTGCCGCGCAGGCTCTGTACGCTACTCGCGTAGCCGCCATCGAAGCCGCACAGACGCACGACGACCTAGACGCAGTGCCGTAAGATGCCCACAATTTTCACCAGAGGCGCAGCGTCTGCCAGAGGCTTTGGGCTTTTTGGTGGTGTCCCTAGTAACGCTGGTTTGTGGTCGTGGGGAAAGGCCGCTAGCGGTCAACTTGGCCTTGGCAACACGACTTACTACTCTTCGCCCAAACAAGTTGGCACATTGAAAACGTGGGCTACGGTGGCGGCAGGTTATCAACATTCGTTAGCCACCAAAACAGACGGCACGCTGTGGGCGTGGGGGAATAACGGCTACGGCAGATTGGGCATTGGCAACTCGACCAACAAATACAGTCCCAATCAAGTTGGCGCCCTAACAACATGGGCTACGTTGGCAGCGGGAAGAAGATTTTCGGCAGCCATTAAAACAGACGGCACGCTGTGGTCGTGGGGCGGCGGCAGTTTTGGCGCACTCGGTCTCGGCAACACAACTAACTACTCGTCACCCATGCAAGTCGGCGCCCTAACAACATGGGCTACAATAACGGCGGGAAATTATTGTACGTTAGCCACTAAAACCAATGGCACGCTGTGGGCGTGGGGAAAAAACAATTTCGGTCAGCTTGGCTTAGGCAACACAACTAACTACTCGTCACCCATGCAAGTCGGCGCATTGACAACGTGGTCTAAAGTGGCGACGCTGTATGATCATACGTTAGCCATTAAAACAAACGGCACGCTGTGGTCATGGGGACGTAACCTTTATTCTGGCGCCCTCGGCTTAGGCAATACGACCGACTATTCATCACCCAAGCAGATTGGCGCGTTGACAACTTGGTCTACTTTAGGTGGTGGTAATTCATTTTCGTTTGCCATTAAAACAGACGGCACGCTGTGGTCGTGGGGGGTTAACAATTTTGGCAAACTTGGCCTTGGCAACACGGCTTACAAATCTTCTCCTAACCAAGTTGGCGCACTGACAACATGGGCTACGGTGTCAAAGGGAGCGTTTTCGCGTAACGGTTTAGCCACTACAACGTCAGGTGCGTTGTGGGCGTGGGGGTACAACGGTAGCGGACCACTCGGTCTTGGCAACGTGACCAACTATTCCTCACCCAAGCAAGTCGGCGCACTGACGACGTGGTCTAAAGTGTCGTCGGGTGATCGTTTTACGTTAGCCATTCAAACCTAAGTGATCCCCATGACCACGGCAACCGAAGTCGGCAGTAAGCTATCCACGCACGAGGCGGTCTGCGCGGAACGCTACACCAGCATTAACGCTAGGCTGAAACGGCTAGAGAGCATTTTGCTGGCTGGGGCGGGGGTGATTATCATGTCGCTTGCGGCTATAGCGTGGCAGGTGGCGCAGACATGAGCCGGAAGATCGAAGACCTGCATCCGACCCTACAGGCCAAGTGCCGTGCGCACATCGAGGCTTGTGAGGAGGCGGGCATCTCTTTGATCATCACCTCGACCTACCGCAGTCCCGAAGAGCAGGCTGTGCTGTACGCCCAAGGCCGTACTACCCCCGGCAGGGTCGTCACCAAGGCTAGGCCGGGTAAGTCGATGCACAACTACCGACTGGCCTACGATGTCGTACCACTGCGTAACGGCAAGCCCGTTTGGGGTACGACGGGCGAAGATGCTACACTCTGGCAGAAGGTGGGCGCTCTAGGCGTGGCGCAGGGGCTTGAGTGGGCAGGCAACTGGCGCACTATGAGGGAGTTTCCTCACTTCCAATGGACGGGCGGCTTGACGCTGGCAGAACTACAGGCGGGTAAAACACCATGAACCGTATCTCCATCCTTGCCGCTCTCGCGGTCTGCGTGTCGGCTCCGGCCCCGGCCCACGCCAGCAGCTACCAAATCTGCCATCAGGACTTCGCGCTCTGCGCTGCCTCACCGGCTACGCTGACAGGCAAGATGATCACTGTGAACGTCGAGGGTGGCGGCACGGCTAGGTACGCTGAAGCGGTTGCGGTCTGTCCCGTTCTGCGTGGCCCAGCCATTGCTGACGTGGCCGGCGGCAACATGAAAGGCTCCTGCGATCAGCCTGGTCCTGGTCAAGTCTGGAGCCTTTACCAATACCGCGATAAGTTTCCGCAGGCCCCAAACTGGTCACGCAATGACAAGGCCGTCATCCGCACGTTCGTCACCAGCCCCGGCAATGGCCTGAGCAACATGTTTAGTTTCGCCTGCACCTTGGAGCCTAAGCGCGTGAACGGTGTCCGCCTCGCCAAGTGCTATGGCCCCGTGCATGAGAACGTCGCCGGAGGCCCAGTGCCTGCCGGTACGAAGGTTGTAACCCAAGCCCCTGTGGGCGCGACCTATCCGGTGGGTGGTCCTATTCCCCAATAAGGAGACGACTATGTTTGGTTTTTTACGCGGTAAGAAGACCTACGTCGTGGCGGCTATGTCGATCCTCGGCGCAGGCGCAAGTTATGCTACGGGCGACGCTACTGCCATGCAGGCAGCGCAACTGGCTGTCACGGCGCTTCTGGGTGCGACCCTACGCAGTGGTATGCGTTAGCTAAGATTGCCCTGCCAAGGATTTCTGGGATTTGCGGGACGACCGCGTTTCCCAAGCCTTTGAGACGGTCCACCCGCTTGGGAACCCCATTAGCCACTCGACCCACGTCGGGTTCAGTGCGCCACCAACTGCTGCATTCAATGGCAGTGAGTTGCGCTCCATTTGACTGGGCGCTCCATTGTTCTTGGCGTCTTGAGTCGTTGGCCAATATTGAATTGCTGTCTGTAGGTCCATCCGATTCCCCACGCGACTCGGTCCAGACCCCCTGCTGCTCTGTACACGCGGCGTCGGCCATAATTTTGCCGCTGTCGGAAGCGAGAGGCCTTGCCTGTTCAGGCCCGATTGAAACCCTTCCGGTTGTCCGTCCCGTGCCCGCGGCGTAGGCCACAATCCAGACGCGGTCTCGCCTGTGAGGAGCGCCAACGGCGGAAGCTGGTATGCAATGCCATTCCGCGTCGTACCCGATCTCGGCCAAGTCTCCGAGAACTCGTCCAAGCCCTCGACTAAGGAGTGCTGAGACGTTTTCCACGATGACGTATTGCGGTCGTAGCTCGCTAACCAAGCGGGCGATCTCGCTCCATAGCCCTGATCTTGCGCCTTCCAAGCCTGCCCCCCCCCCTGCGTATGAGATGTCTTGGCAGGGGAATCCTCCGCAAATGACATCCACGGCAATGCCATCTGATCGGAGTTGGTCTGCGGTAAGGGTGCGGACATCTTCGTAACACGGGACATCAGGCCAATGCTCCTTCAGCACAGCGCGGGGAAACGGTTCAATCTCGCAGAACGCTACAGTTTCAAAGCCACCAGTGCGCTCAAGGCCAAGGCTAAAGCCGCCAATGCCGCTAAACAAATCTAAAACTTTAAGAGTCTGCAAGGTCTTCGCTCAACAGCGGCAGGAAGTCCTTCATACGGATGATGACGCGCCACTCTTGGCCGTTCTGTCTGAAGGCTACGACGGGCACTTGATCCGCTGGCGTGCAGGCTTCGATCTGGCGTACCCATTGCATGATAGCCAACGTCTCACGGCGCTTGACCTCAATGCGGTACTTGCCGATCTCAATGTCATCTGCGCCATCCCGCGCCTGGCCTAGCTTCCGCTTTACGATGAAGCCCAGGTGATCGGTCAGCATCGCGGCCAACTCGTTCTCACCGCGTGCGCCTTTGTTGCGTGCCATGCGTCCGGTCATGTTGCCTCACTCGGCCATATATTCGCCCGCTAGGGCAATGAAGTCAGGGCGCTCGGTCATTGGCTCCCAGAACGCTGGGTCGCACCAAATTATGCGGTTATTGGGGAACGCGCCAATCTGGCCATCCTCCATCTCCATGACGTGCAAGTGCTTATGCTGCTCGCCATACTCAGACAGCGCAGAACCCTCAAAGTCGATGCTAAACCTGTATCGTGCCGGGATACGGTCAGGCAGAATCAACGCCTTCATGCGTTTATGAAAATCAAACTCGTGAACACCAAAGGTACTTGAGAAATTGTCCCACGGCTGGATATACGTCATGTCTACTGGGGCACCCTTGGTCCTGGGTGCCTCGGGGATCTTCCAGCAAAACGCCTCAATCGGTGCCAGGAACCCAGCGCCGGCCACAACGTCATCCGACATCACGCACTGGAAATACAGGCTTCGGCCCTGGATCACCCGCAAGCCGTGGATGAAGCAGGCGTAATAATCGCCATACCCGTCCTGCAAATTGCGGGTGTATTCCCGGCGTATAAATCCTGGGAACCACTTTTCACAGCTACCGATTATGAATGACATATCGTCCCGTTTTTGGATCGCGTTTAGGGGTTTTGGCTTTTAGTTGTAGGATTTGCTGTTCAAGGATGGTGATCCAGACTTTGCGTGACTCGGCCACAGATCGATGCTCGGCAAGTTCGCGCTCTAGCATTTTCACATCTTTAAAAACCCACATCGTCAGTCCTCTCAAATTTGGTCAAAAAGATCTATGTTTTTGGGTTTTATCATCCATTTAACTGAACATTGTGCAGCATCCCAGCGGTCAGCCATAACGCGGGCGGTATTCTGCGGTCGGTTGTGATTGCGGGCCACGTCGGTGCTATCAAGCGACGCAAACGGATAGATTTCCGTAGCGAGCTGCATCCCGCGCAGCATGTGCAGCCACGGCATCCGTTTGTGACGCTGGGCTAGGCCGTTAAAAGCGTCATCCATGCGAGCGCGCCACCCCCCCCCCAGTATTTGCCAGTGTTCGTCAGTTGATCCGACACACACCCGCTGCCACTCGTCGCACAGGCGAAAGAGACGATCTAAAGGTTCGCCTGTGTGCCAAACCGGAGCGCCACGTTGACCGTGCGGCCACTCGCGAATCAAACCGTCCTGTTCTTGCGACCCCGCGTCTATAACGTCAGGAATAATTGCCCAGGTCGTCGGGTGATCCAGCCACAAGTCGGTCCACTCGTAGTAAGACTGCCAATCGGTCGCCTTGCCAGTCGTGTGCTTTGAAAACGCACCGTTATCCAATAACACGGATTGGCCGATCTGATGCATAATGGCAACTTGTTGCGGGTGAGCGTGCGACACGCAAAATAACTTTCCAGCAAGGGTCAACAGCACGCTTGCTGGCGTAATGGGACCACCGTGATAATGCAAAGTCATCACGCCCAGATTTCCGCATGAAAGCCGGTTCGGTCTACGTTAACTTTGACCACATTGACCAATGCGCAACAGGCCCGCGCAATAGATTCATTGTTCCACATTTCTGAAGATAATTCGCGCACGCCATTGGCGTTAACCGGCGCTAAAATTAACAGCAACGTATCTAACGCGCCGTATGCCGATCTGCCATCGCTCCAAGGTTCTGATTTTCGCCACGCGGTTACGGTAAACTCGTGAACGTGCCATCCCTCATCCAAAATTGGATCAAAGTGCAAAGCCGTAAATGTAATAGAAACGCCTGAAAGATTCATTAGAACGGAATTTCGTCGTCAAACGGGATGCCGGGTACTTTGCGCCGGCCCGCAGCCTTGGACTGTCGAGTTGCCAGCGCCAAGCTCGGCACATAGCCGATACCTTGCGTGAACGTCTCGCCCGTCGTCTTGTCCTTATATTCGATATGGTTCACACCACCGTCAACAGCTTCAGCGTTGGGCACCAGCGGCGGGATCATCAGATGCCCGTCACAGCCGTTTAGCTGGTCCTGGTAGGTGAGTAGCTTGCTATGCAGGCCACAGTGCCAAATGCCTCCCTCCTGCGCCGTAGAATGGCAACAGGTTCGGCAGTTGACCTCGGCAATCTTATCCTTGTGGCAAAGGTCGTAGCCGTCGCACATTTTGCAGAGCCAATGGCTCGGATCTTCGCTGGCCTTGGTTAGCGGCAAGGTAGATGTCACCACCCTGCCAGCGCGGTCTATGGAACGGTTGAACGCGCCTACGTCGAAGTGAACCCACTCGCTGTGGATCGTGTCGCTGTTCTTGTTCACGGCGACGTACATGGCTCGCTCTAGGTTCAGCAGGCCCATGTAGGTCTGGACCTGGGCGTAATGCTGGGGCTTCTCTGCCTTCAGGCCCTTGGCTATTAGCCCGCTGAAAGCCTTGTCGTTCATGGTTTTGGCTTCGAACACAGCCCACGTCTTCGGAGCTTCGGGAAAACCACGACCCACGCCATCGACTGAACCCCCGAAATGCCCGAAAGCATCGCGGCACTGAATCTGATTGCCGTCTTCTTCAGTATGTAGGTCCACGCCGATAGCGCGAAGCTCGTTGATAATCCGTTCCTCCTCACGTTTACCCGTCTCGAACAGACGCAGCAGCCGTCCAGGAAACTCAGGCTTGAACGCCCACCTGAACGTCAGCCACAGGTATCGGTCGCAATGGTGCCCGATCAGAGATGCACCCAAATGCTCGCGGAACTCGTCCTTCCGCTCGGCGTGCCACGCATAGATGGCATTGGCCGTCGTCTTCTCAGGATCAGGCACCACAGGCATATCTACCGCTCCCAGGCGCGCTTTTCGGGAACGCTGATCTTAGGCGCTGCCTTGGGGGCTTGGGCCGATCCCGCTGGGGAGTAGCCCACGATGCGGTTACGGGTTGGCTCTTTGCGGTCCAGATCCAGCGACAGCGTAAACGGCACGTCGTGGGTTTCCTCAGTGTTCTTGGCGTTAGGCACACCACAAGCCTTAAGCAGCGCGTTCAGGTGACCGCGTGCGATCTCCTGAGTTTTCTCGGACTTGTTGATGATGTTGAGGCGTTCCCAGTGCCGGCGACCGCTGAAGTCACCGTCCACGATCTGCATGGTCAGTTCAATGTACTGCCCATCGCCCGCCTTGGTGTCCTTCAGCTCGCTGTTGGTCACGATGGCAACGTAGTCGCCGGGAGGCATAGGATCGAAGGACGTGGGCGCGGACATTTCATAGCCGCTAAGGTCAAAGTTAATTTCAGGCATTTCAGGCTCCGATTGAAGATTCAAAGGCATCCCAGGAAAGCGGGATCGAGTCAGGCAACGCATAGCGATTCTTCGCCATGTACGCAGGCCGTTCGTTCGTAAACAGCAAGCGTTCTCCGGTGGTGAAGCCCCGGTTTGTGGTCTTGTTGAAGCCCACGTCGTCTTTCTTCACCATGACTTTGTAATTGGCGAACAGCAGCGCATCTGCCCACTCACGGATCACCGCGCTGGACCGCTCCTGTAGCTTCGGCTGATAGCGGTCATATGGTTCGACCTCTGGGCTATCAAACCGCTTGATGGTGGTATGCGCGATCAGGATTACGACCATCTTACGGTGCAGTCGTAGCGCGTCCAGCCCTTCAAGAACCTGCCGCCAGCGATCCGCCGCAATGATGGCACCCTTGCCATAGGCTAGATCCTTGGCGTCATGTGCCGCCTCGACCTCACGCCAGATGATGTTCTCCAGCCAATCCAGGCTGTCGATCACGACGGTATAGAAGTCGTGTTCATCATCATGCAGGGTCGCGATGGCTGACATCACGTTGGCAAATGTCTTGGCAACCGGGAAATGGGCTACAGACAGAGAGCCTAGCCCGTCTTCGGTTAAGATAAAGATCGGGTTAGGCGCTCCGGCGGCGAAGGTGGATTTACCGATACCCTCGACGCCATAGACGACAAGTCTGGGGGCGCTGATGCTCTCGTTCTTGCTGATGGATTTTAGGTCAAAGCTCACGATTTGCTCCGTTCAATCAAAATGCCGGTTTTGGCTGGTTTGGTTTCAATGTGTTCAGCGATCCGTTTCCATAGGCTCGGGTTCACGGCGCGAATCTTTCTAATTTTCGGTTCGTCCAGTTCGAGCTTGGTTCGAACGATTTTAAATTGCTCGGGCCAGTCAGCGGTTTGATCCGCAATTTCTGCCAAGTCGCCTCGGTAGGTCAGCTTGCCAACCACGATAATCTTTAGGCCGTCTGGCAGATGGTGCGTCTCGCGACCATCTTCTTTGGCTCCCGTTATGTCTATAATGTCGTTCTCGATTGCGATTCGGGCTTCGTTGGCTTTGCGCTCGGCGTCCCTTGCTTTGTTCCAGGCTTTGGCTAGGGCGATCAGTTGGGTTTCTGTGTTGCTCACGTTCATTCTCCGGTTTCGAATAGCCCTAGCTAATCCTCATCGTTCTTGGATTGCAAATTGTTTTTTTAACATAGACAAACAATCCGGCGCGGACCTATGCTCATCGCAGGAGAACATCATGGGTCACATCAAGGGGCGGCAAGAGCCAGCCTATTCCGTCGTCAAGCGCCTAGGTGGCGTCGCTGCGACGGCTCGTATCATACAGGTCAACGCCAGCACGGTTAGTCGCTGGATCCTGTCTGGTCCTGGCACCACTGGCGGCAACATCCCACAAAAATACTGGCCCGAATTGCTCCTCTGGGCAAGCCATCGCGGTATAGATATTAGCCTGCATGACCTTGCTGGCCTGTAGCCATGAAAAACAGCGAGTTTCTGACCGCCATTTATGGTGAGACAGCGGGAACCTATGGCTGGTCCACTAGCTTTCGCGCCGATCCAGGTGAGGTAGACGGGTCTGCATGGGCTGGCTCTGCGTGGCGTGGATCGCCTGCACAGCGGACCCTGATCGACGCACGCGGCAACGATAATAACTTCTTCTGCGTGGCGTTGATGAAGGGTGACAAGCCCAGGCGCACCAAAGATCAGTTTGAACGTCTAGCCGTCCTGTTAGCTGATGACGCAGACCCTAACGAGCTGATGGGTTCGCCTAGCTACGTCATTGAGACATCCAGCGGCAATCATCAGATCGGCGTGCTGCTAGATCCAGCCGACCCTGACACCCACAACCTCGCTCTGGTTGACGCGGTGCTTCAGAAGATGGTCGCGGCCAAGCTGATGAAGGCAGACGCCAGCGGTAACAACATAGTCCGCTATGGTCGCCTGCCAGCCGGATCTAACACCAAAAAGAAGGCCAACACGTTTTCTGTGCGGGTGCATTCCTGCGATCTGCAAAGTGTCTACAGCCTGGACGATGCAGCGGCCATGTTCGGCATTGATCTCTCGGAATTGCGACCCATCGGCAAGCCCCCCCTAAAGGGGGGGACTATTGCGCTCGACAGTGGGCGACCTGCCGTTGACATGGTGTCGCAGTGGAAAGCCTTGCTTGATCCAGAGCCGGCAGACCGCAGCTACCACGACCCACTGTTGAAAATCACAGCGACAATGCGCGGTGCCGGCATGGAAGCTGGCGCGGTGGTCAACATGGTCCGATCCGTCATGCTGGCGATCAAGCCGGAAGATCCGCACGAGTTTGAGCGTTGGCATCAGCGTTACGGATCTGAGCTGGCCCGTATGGTGGGCGGTGCTGAAAAGTTCGCCCCGCCGCCGCCTCGTGAAGCCCACAGCCTGTTAGAAACCCATGCCCAAGTTGTCGAGTCAGCCAAGAACGCAACATGGCTGGTTAAGGGCCTCGTGCCGGCAGACAGCATGGGAATGCTGTTTGGACCGTCGGGAGCGTTCAAGTCCTTTGTGGCCCTAGACCTATGCCTGCACCTGGTTCACGGCATGGATTGGGCGGGCAAGCGCACCAAGGGTGGCCCCGTCGTCTACATGGCCGCAGAAGGTGGCTCTGGCTTGGCGAAGCGCGTCACAGCCTGGCATGAACACAACGGAATGGCTGAAGTGCCAGACACGTTCCAATATTGCCGGGTGCCGCTGTTGATGTCGGACCCTAGCGAAGTCGCCAGCCTTCGCGCTGCCATAACTGCGTTGCCGATAGAACCGTGTCTGGTGGTAATTGATACGCTTAGTCAGACGTATAACGGCGATGAGAACTCCGCGTCAGACGTGGCGTCATATTTGCGCCTGATTAACTCCGAGATCCGCGCTGCGTTCAAGTGTTCGGTCCTGGTCGTTCACCATACCGGCCACAGCACCGCAGAGCGTCCTAGAGGCTCATCCGCGCTCACATCTAACCTGGACTACCTGCTAGGCGCTTATCGCCCTGAGGGCGGTCGTATGGAGGCGCGGCTTGGCGTTCACAAGATGAAGGACGGCGAGAAGCTGGATGACCACTATTTCGAAATGAAGCGGCTTGTCATGGGTCGCGATGAAGACGGGGACGAAGTGTCAAGCCTGGTCGCGGATTATGTTGAAGCTGCGGATGAGATCGCGGCCAATATGGCGAAATCCAAATACGCCGGAATCATCATGTCTATGGTTCATGCTGGCAAGCCGGTGACAGAGGACGCGATGCTTGATGCTGCTGCCAGCTTGTCCACATCGCGCCCCGCTGTGCGTAAAGGACTGGCTTACGCCCGCAGCCAGCTAGAAATTGGGCGGATCATCCGGCCCTTGGGCAATGGCCTTTGGATCAAGACCTAGCTCGCGTAGCCTTTTGTTACGCTCTTTGGTAACTCGCCCAAGGCGGCTGATCGCCTGATAGAATATGCGGTCGCCTCGGCTCTTTTGCGGACCACCGGCTTTGCCGCCAACCTTGCCCATACGCGAGGCTTGTTTTTTGCGTTCGTCGGCGGTGAGCGTACCCCAACCGACAACGCCAGGGACTTTTACGATCTTATTTTTCACGGGGTCTGCATCCTACACAATGAAATGGGGATTTTGGATTGTACCATTCTGCGGTTTGGCCCTTAAACAAGTAGATTCCGCAGCGGCATTTAGTGGCGAATGGGATCGGCCTAATCATTGGCGATCCTTTGTTCGTGCGCTCTGACGCCATAAATGATTGTCGTATGATCGCGGCGCAGAAACTTTGCAATTTGGGGGTAGCTGTAGCGAGGCCGTCCGTTTATTTTGACCTCGCGCAAGATCCACATCAGCTCTTGGCGCAACACGGCGATCTTGTGCAAGCGTTCGCGGCTTTTGATGATCTTTAGGTCTACGTTCCGTTCCGCCTCAAAATTGCGGGCAATGTCGAGCATCGTCATGCGGCGGCTTTCTCTGTGTGACGCCATATCTCGCGGCGATTGGTTTCTGTTCGGGTTCGCATGACGACAAGCCCAGGGACGACGTGAGAGCGGTTTTCGGCAAAGGCTATGGCGTCTGCTTCAATTTCAAACGAGATGAGCGGAGCGGAGCCTTTGGCCGGCCAGATTTCGTATGCTGTGCGGATCATGCCGGCAAAGCCCCTAGTTCATCCAGGATTGTGAGTGCAGAGGCGCACCTGGAGGCATTGGATAGGGACGCGAAGTCTTTGTAAGGCTTGCCGCTGATCCAGACGCGGTACCCGTCCAGGCACGCGGTGATGTCAACGACGTGGCGCTCAATGGGCGCGTCGAATCCGTAGGTGCCGGCGGGTGCCTGGGCTTGCACGATTAGGTTCTTGGCTAGGTCGTAGATTTCGGCGGTCATGGCTAGCTCCAAACGTAATTTAGGATGGCCCCAGCGGCGATGATCGCTAGGTAAATCGCGACGGCGAGCGGGATGGCTTGGCGGATCATTCGGTTGCGTCCTCTATGCCAGCTTCCTGAAGCTGTTCCTGGAAGGCTTCTGTCAGGTTTGCGAACAGGCGTTGGATGTCTGGCGATTTCAAATCACAACCAGCCAACACGTCAACAACCGATAAAATGGGCGATCCGCTAGGCATCCTGCCGCTGACAATTTCAACGCTTATGCCGACAACGCCCAGATCCTCAACGCAACCGCCTTCCTCTGGATCTGTTCGCGTAGCTGCGCGGTAAGGGACATATTCGCCTTCGTATTTCAGGCCGAAATGGTCGGTCCACCAGGTGCCACTGACTTCCATTAGTCGTTCCTCGCTCTAAGATTGTCGCATTGATTGGCATTGCCTTGGGCGCATGGCTTCGCGCCGTCTTTGCACCGCCAGCATGTGTGGTCGCGGAACATGCCGGTCTTTGTGAGATCTGGGCTGCGCGGGTCGCGAGCTGGTGACGCCTGGGTCATTGGTCGTCTGCCCACATGATCAGGGCGTAAGCCTTTGCAGCCTCGATCTGGAAGTTGGTGAGATCGCTGGCGAAGTGATCGGCGAGCATCTGGGCGCGATGCGCTTGTGCGTCGCTAGGCGCGGTCAATGCTAGGAATAGGGCATTCGTTAGGGCATAGACTGGGGTCATCGCGACACCATCGCGTCACCGCTATTGATCCACGCGAGACATGCGTCACGCTGTTCGTGCGACACCCACCAGCCGGCCCAGATGTCGCCGTTCGTGTCGATGCTGGCGTCTAGAACGTTGAAATACTCACAGATCGCAGCTTCTAAATCAGCGGTGGTCATTGTTTCGATTACGTCGTTCATGGCTAAGGCTCCTTTCAAGCGGCGAAGGTGATGCGCAAGGTCTGGGCGACGGCGGCGACGGCGTTAACGAAGGCCGTCTGGATGTCGTCGTCGTCGGGCGGGTTGTCGCCCCGGTAGCGGCCCCCGTCCCGGTCGTATCTGATGCGGGCCGAGATGTGGTCGTTAAGCGCGTGCATGAAATCGTATGCGGCATCAGCGGCGCGGCGCGAGGCGGGGTCGATGGTCTGGTCGATGTGGTCGGGATTTGTGGTCATTGGCTTAGGCTCCGTTTGTGTTTGCGATTATGGCGCTATGATTGCGAAGGATGCAAGAGGGATTATGCTGATTGTTTGATAGGTTGTGCTGTACCGTGAAACTTATATCGACGATCCAACTCGTCTTGCGCTTCGCGGAAGCTAGCCCACGCTTTAATCGCCGCCGCTGCTGCACGATTTTGGGGTCGGTCATCATCCGTTGCTATTGCGGCTAGGTCGTTAAACCTAACGTGTCCTAGCCCAACTTTGCAGCAGACGATTGTGGCTTGGCGATCCGTTTCAGCCCTTGCGTCAACTAGTGCGCGAAGCTTGGGGCTACTTAGGGTTTCAATGTTCATGTGTTTGGCTCTCGTTTGGGTTTGAGTTTGCACGCCAAAGCCTCGCCAACCGTTAAGCCGCGAGGCAATGGCGCTGGGCGCGATGTGGTGAGGGTTAGACCTTGATAGGGTCGCAGCGCGTTTCAGGGTTAGCGATCAAATACGCCAGTGCTTCCGCCGGCTTCATGGGCTTGCCAATCAACAACATGGTTTGACGGTTTGCTAGGTATCCGTCTTCGAGCTGTCCCGTGAACGCGTTGAAGCGCAAGACAAGAATGAGAGCGGGTTGCGCTTGAACCGTGACTATCCCGTCAAAGATAATATCGCCGGTCATTTCTGATACCGCTTTGTCGTGAAGCGCTTTTAGTTGAGCTGTAGTGAGGGGCATTGGTTTAGGCTCCGTTCGTGTTTGCGATAAACCATTCATAGCATCGCAAGCATGGTTGTCACATCACGAATTGTTACAGGTTGTATCGGCCTGTAATTGGTTTCATTTGTAACTACTCAAGCAAATTTGGGTGCGGTATTTGGGTACCGCTTTGCATGAACATTTTGCCCCCAAAATCAGCCCCAAAATCAGCCTGTTTAACACAATCATGTCCCATGACCTTTTCTCCTCACAAACATGAGGCCTCATGGGACGCTATGGGACGCTATGGGCGTCTACGGGAGGTTTTTCTCCACCTTTGGGACAAACGTCCCAACGTCCCAAACCCCTGTAAGGGGTTGGGATGGGATGGCCTATGGGATGGGACGAAACAGGCTCTAAAACAGGCTCTAAAACAGGCCCTAAACGGCACCCTGGAATGACCTATGCCGGCCCTATCCAGGCGCATACCAGGCGATCACATACGACCCTGCCGGCACCTATCGTCATGCACCTATGCATAGAGACACGCGCCTAGCCCCAGCCGGCCCTATGCCATTGCGTAGCCCTATGCCGCTATGCCTCGCGCTCACGTCCTACTGGCCGCGATCTAGGCCACGCTAGGCCACGCCGGCCCGCTCGCATGGCTGAATGCCGACCACGCCCATAGGGGCTGCCGCGACCGACCCCGCCCCCGGCTCGACCCCGGTGGGGGGGGTAGCTGTATATACATAGGCCCCCCCCATAAATTTTTTGCCCAAAATGACTTGATGCCTTATATGCAAAGCAACGGAGAACCGGACTCATGGGCGTTGACGTAGCGAATAAGGGCAGCTTTAGCCTAACGGGTCGCAGGAGCCGTGGCCGGATCAAGGGCAGCACGACGAAGAGTACAATAGAGGCGCGTCAGATGATTGCCAGTTTCATCGATGGCAACTCGGAGCGCCTGCAATCCTGGCTGGATGAGATCTACCAGGAGGACGGGGCGCGTGCAGCCTTTGGTGCGTTTACGGACCTGATCGAGTATCATGTTCCCAAGCTGGCTCGAACGGAGCATGTTGGTGCCAACGATGGTCCTATTGAGATCCAGATGAGTTGGGCGGAACCTAAGTGATGGCTTACAGTCGCAATGAGATGCTGCAAAACCAGTTTGCACAACTACAAGCCAAACCTAAGACCAATCAGAACATGGGCCAGCAG